CTCAAGAGCATTGCCATGAGCGCGTACCTCATTGCGGTAGGTCTTCCAGTCATCACTGACAGCAGTACCACCATCGGCTTCACGGATCACACGCCAATCAGATGGTGCAAGCAACGCGCCAACGTGGGCTTTGATCTTTACAATCAAGTCGGCCTTAAGATCATCTACATTCTTTTCTGTAGTCTCGTAAGAAATTACCCACTCGCCGTCAGTAAAGGTGTATGACTCCGCGCCAGTGTTGTAGTACCGTGAGTCAGGTACTTCTACCCTAGCGGGAGCAATGCCGATACCAAGCAGTTCTGCTTTAGACCATGCTCTGAAAATGTTGGCAGGGTGTTGTACGCCGTCAACCGTTAAGGCGCGAGGCGTTTTAATTAGATGATGGGTTTCGCTATACCACATAAATTATTTCCTCATCGGGCATTGGCCGTCTTAAATGGTGATTCTGCAAAGGCCAAGTAGATGTACGTTTCCCCATTGCTGTTGTAACTGGCCTCGTTACCGTTTCCTGCGGGAATTCTTGATTTAAATCCATTGGAGAGTAAATCGTATGGGGCGTAAGAACTAACATCTGTAGAGATGGCATTTATGTTTGCGTAAAAAACACGATCAGTTGGGTTGTCGGGATCACGTTTGTTATCAAACATTACCCAATAGCCATCAGACGCTGTTGCCAATTTCACCATCAGCCATCCGACTGAAAATCCCGTGTGCACAAACGGCCCCGACGATTGGCCCGTTCCGACATACGAACCTATCTTGCTGTAGCCGGGTATTTCGTGAAAAGCGTATAAAAGATAATCTTCGCCACTTGTATTTAAGTTGGCTATGCTAGACGATCCTGTAGTCATCGTTAAAGTAGAGGCAGACATGGCGGTAAAATAACCACTACTGGGGTTAGTTAAAAAAGCATTAGCAGCGTTTAATTGGATATACGTATTGAATGCGCCACTGCTTAAATCTTTGTGCCAAACCCAAGGATTGCCGCCATCTCTATTAAAACTAATAGTCATATCAGGAGCCTGCGACAACCCATGACTTATTGTTTGACCGCTTGAGCCATTCCCACTATAGGTAATAATGCTAAACCCAGAAGTAGTGTTTGTCCTTCTTGTAGTGGCAATAGTTGGATTAGTTCCATCTATACTTCCTGCGCTTACTGATGTATTAGATGAGGCGGCTTTCCAGTTCCATGAAGCGTAAGTCTGTGTATTAACATTAACGTGTGCGCCGGATGAATCTGCACCAACAGTAAACCCATCTGAAGTAAATGCTGTAAGAGAATCAGAAAAAGTTTGTTCTGCATCGCTGGCGTTAGAAATAAGTTCTTTAGTAGCACCTCTAATAGTATCGAACAGTGCATGACTTGCTGTTTGGCTTCTTGATTTTATCCAACTGAAATCTGGTTGCAGTCCGGTTGTTATAGATTGACTACTTCCTGTGCCGGTGTAGAGTTTAGAATCGAAGTGGGC